ATCTAATGCGTTTTCGCTATCAATTAAGACAACGTAGATGCCTTGTTGTTGTGCGTGTCTAACGAGGTTTCCGGAGCAGATGAAACTTTTTCCTGATCCAGATTCTCCGGCAAAGACAGTAACTTTTCCAAGAGGTACGCCTTTATTAAAATCACCTGATATCAAATAGTTTAAGCCGAAATTACCAGTTGAAACCCAATCGGTTGGGTCGTTATATCCTATACTAAGTCCTTCAATAGACTTAGTAATTTCTTTCCTAAATTTTGATACATCGAAGGGCTTAGCCATTGATATTCTCTCTTTCTGTTGTTATCGGTTAAGTGTACCGTTAAGATATATTCTATCATTAAACGATACTTTATCAAGTAGATCGGGACATTGATCTGCCATCCTTTCCAAATCATAATCACTTGGATAATGTCGTAATACTCCTCTTGCCCTATCTCTAACTAAACTAGGTACACGAGGTGTACGACCTGGATCACACAATTCCTCTAATAATTTTTTACCTTGTTTTAAGGCACGAAATCTTTCATCTGGTAATGTCATAGTGTTCTCCTAAGATAGGGGCCTGAGCCCCTATATAGATTAAGACTTGCTTTGTCTAGCACGAATCATTGCTAGAATGTCTTGTGCTTTGTCACTTGACGGTGCTGCTGCTGGAACAACTACAGGTGAACTTACAAAAGATGCCTCTGCTGCACTAACATCTTCTTCCCAAGCGGGTAGACTAGAAGCTGCGACTGGTGCAACTTTTGCTGCTGTAGTAGCTGGTTGTGTAGTTGAACCTGCAGGAGCGTCAACTCCCCATGGACGATAGTACTGACCCCAACGTGCTGGATCATATTGCTGACCTTCAACACTTGCTTCAAACATTTCTTTGATGATACGCAATTCAGCTTCTGAAGGCTTCTTCGGCAAGAAGTCAGCAAGATTAAATAATCCATGTGCTTCAATTGCTGCTTGTTCTGCCTCAGTCAATGCTGATTCACGGCGAGACCAATTACTAGTTGAGTAATCAGCATAACCACCTTTGCTAGTTTTCTTAATTGTAAAATCAAGACCTTTAAGATAGTCAGTTGGTAGTTCTAAGATTTCTGGATCCATCAAACCACTCTTAATGATTGGAATAATTTGTGGACTGATAATGAATCTACGAATAGGATTCGCCGGAGTAGTATCTGAACCAATTGGGTTTTGACGAACAAACCCTTGAAACAAATAACTACGCTTCTTCCAATACTTGTTAGCCATTTCTTTCAATGTCTCATCCTTATACCAAGGACGAACTTCTGCCAAGATTGGACAACTCTCATTATACATTTCCATACATGGAACTTGTACATCAACCTTCTTCATATCAGGATAACCTTTAACTCCATTGAATGGAAGTTTGATGATTTGTTTTTCTTTCCAGAAAAACTCATTGTTAGGATCTCCGTCAGGTGCGAACCGAAGTGAAGCAGTAGTGCCTTCATCCATGTTCCAGTGGGGATAGACTGAGTTGTCTGATTGGGTGTTAGAACCCTTATTGCTTGTTTTGTTGTCTTGCGCTGCAATACGGGCGCGCATTTCTGCTAGTGATGCCATAATAATATTTCCTTATAAATTGAGATGGTCTCGTTTTTTATTCGCTACTTCACCATGAAGTAACTAACACGATGAGTAAGTATAACAATACTTTCTTCTCCTGTCAATAGTATTTATCCCGGTTATGGCAAACCTCACATTTTAAGTGAGGTTTTTGATAAGCAATTTACCCTTATCTTCTGTGATTCATAATCGTTAGGATACGTGCCAATTCATCACTAGATTCATCCACTTTTACTTTCCAACTATCAGCTGGGTATTTTTTAGCAGATTCTGCATCAGAGTTATATCTGTTAGGTAATTTACCACCATGAGCATCTTTATCAAGTTGTTTTAGTAATTCTTCATCACCGGGTGCTACCTTATCAAGTACTTTCTTACCTACTTTTTTAATTGCACTAAGAATACTTTCAGCCATTTCATCTTCTTCAGATACAACAGCTTGGTCTACTGTATTGATGAAATTTTCATTGGCCCCGACTAGTTTACCGATGTTATTGTTTTTAACTTTCTCTGTTGGGCCTAATTGACCTACACGCTTTTGGTTAGCATCTAATCCTTCACTCAATCCTAATTCATCTGCAAGTCTTTGTGAAATGAATTCACTTGCATCAGCATCATAGTTGCGAATTTCCCCGTTATTAAAATAGTACTCCCATAGATCGGATTCTAAATCATAGTCCAAATCTCCACCTTGTTTGAAGTTTTCAACTGCTTCGGGGTGTGCTGCTAAAATTCTTTCAATAGATGAACCGGTGCCTTCCGCTACACCATTTCCTGCAGCAGTTTGTCCTGCAGCAGTTTGTGTTGGATCCAAACCTTTTGCCACATCTTGTTGTGCTTTCATTGCAGCCCTGTTGACGTTGAGGGTATTTTCTTGATCTTTTCTATCGGCTGCCGCAACTTGTATCGGGTGCTGGCCTTGTTGCAAGGCTGCTGTTGCTGACGGTCCATATTCCGTCACATTTTCTTCTTTGTTACTAAATTTAGCACGAATGTTTTGCATTTTTGTTTTGCTAGCATGTTCACGACCTGCATCCATACCTTTTTCACCATACTTCTTATCACCTAAGTATGCTTGCAATGCGCTTTCATCAATTTCTTCTTCTGGTAGTACACCTTTTGGTCCACCGCGCATTGTATACTGAGTACTTGCTTTCATATTACCCATACGGCCTTTATTAAGAGTTCCTATTTTACCTGCTCTATCTGTTTTGTATACATCATCTGGACCTACTGGTGTTTTTAAAGCAAGTGTATCATAGTTAGGTTTCTTACCTGAGTTATATCTCTTTTGTGTTGTTATAGTTCCAAGGGCATTCATAGCATCACCAATAGAATTAAAAGTATCGTTGATATTATTCCCACCGTACTCACCTGCTTTATCGTTAAATTCTACTTTAATTTTACCAGTTTTCAAATCTTGTACAACGACACCGTCGGCATAATATCCATCTTCTTGATCATCAAAATCATATTGTCTTGTGTTGGGTTGATCCGGGTCAACTTCATACCACCCGTGTAGATTACCAATTGCTTTACCAAAATCTCCCTTACCTTCAGGAATACCAACTGGATTATTACTGGTTAAACTTTCATCTTCAGTTAAACTATCAGCCCACTCTGCTAACTTATTCATCTCTTTGTCAACTGCTGATTCAGATACCTTCTTGTGTATTCTATTCAATATTGGCATTACACTTTCAATTCTCGGGTCTAATGTCTCTTGTACAAACAATTCATTTAGATTGTTTTCTTCAGTTCCATCTTCCATCAATGATGGTGTCCAACTTTCAAAGTATGCATTATATCCACGCTTGCCAGTCATACGGCTTAATGATTCACGTAGACTTGCGTAGTGTGCGATACCTTCATTAACTAATGACTGTGCTGATTCGTTGAATTGACCATTACGTGTAGCACGAACAAATCCAGCCATCTTTTGATATTCTTCACAAAGACTACCAATGTGACTCCAACGATCATCATTGACTTTACCACCTTCAGCAATATGTCTAGCATAGACACGGGCAATGCCAGGCTTCTTGGTATCAAGTAAATAGCGTTCACCTGCTTGATTCTCTAGGAAAATTCTATTTATGTTGCGATAGCGTTGTTCACCTTCTTCAATAACACGGCTATGTTCAATCACAATCTTTACACTAGGTACAGCATCACTGTAGCTTGACTTCTTGCCGGTAGCGTAGTAACCTTCTGCTATTTTATCTTTGTTTCTCATATGGTTCCTTCTTGCCATGTCATCTCCAACACGGTCTTTGTTTTGTGTATCAAATCCCTTAAGTCCTTTGGTCATTCTCCAAGCACTTAATTGATGTAGTAGTCCAGTCCATGTATCATCGTAATCTAATTTGGGTGTTTTTTCGTCGGGACTATCGGCTACGTCATCACCAAAATACACAGTTAATACTCTATCTTCATCTAATGTAACATAAACAGTTCCGTAATCTTCCCCGTCTTTGGTGAATTCAAACTTGAAAATATCTGCTTCATCGGGAATAGGGGTAGATTTACCTTCAGCATCCAATGGTTTTGGTTTGTATTTAGATAGTAATCTAAACAGTTCTCGGTTTAATGATTCTGTATTTGTTGGCATTTGGTAGTTTTCTAATAGAGTATTTATCTTAATCTCAACTTAGCACGGCAAAGAAGGGCAACGGGGCAAGAAATTCTTCGTGGTCTCTGACATAACTATCTAATTCAAAGTGATATGAACCCAGTTCTTGAATCATTCTAACACTTAATAAGCTGGCCATAACTAAATCGTCTGTATCTCCAATCTTAGCAGCATAACTACCTGCATGTGCTACAAATGCTTTCAATTCACTGACAAGACTACGACTATTTATGGTTAATTTCTTGCTTTCTATTAATGTTTTAAACTTAGCACAAGCAGTTAATTTACTTTTTTGTGTAGTATTAAATCCCTTACGTTTTTTTCCGGGTTCACTGATAAATGTTCCTGGAATGTTATTTTCCCCATATTCGTTTAATGATACTAATGCCGCTTCTCCTATGCTATTATTCTCTACTGAATAATAGAGATTATTTGGCTCACCTGTACATTCTACAATATATTTGTTTATCTGTGCAATAAGTTTGATCTGTGTTGGGATATCAGTTTTGTTGTGTTTCCATTCACCAACTTGTGTAACTGAATTTGCTTCAAATATTTGTATTGCTGCCGGGTCATTACCTGTTCCAATACTCGGGTCTAATGCTACTGTATAGATATTTCCCTTCACTGGTTTCTGATACCAACGAACTTGTCCCATTCTTGTAATTGGTTCTATCCCTTGCAAGTCAATCAATGTACTAGGATTAATAAGTGTCTCGTCAGCAATAATAAATTCGCAACCAATTTCTCGTCGGAATCTATCTTCGCCCAGTTGTGCTTTCATTTCATTAGCCCACTTTTGATCTCTACCGGGTTGTTCATCCCATGATGCTCTATACGCTCTAAATCCGTTTACACCTAGCTCAGTTGTATTGCCAAATTCATCTTCAGTTTTGTTAGCACCTTTCCAAATGAAAGCAAACTGATCTTCATCACTGTTTGGAGTACTTGTAATAATTGCTTTACCACCAGTTGACAATGTTGGAGTAATAGCAGTCCAGAATTCTCTAGCGATACTTGGTCTAACGAATGCAAACTCGTCTAGGTATAGTAATGTAATACTCATACCACGACCTGTATTTTCAGTTGTTGTAGCACTTACGATACGACTACCATTTTCAAAGTCTAATGAGCCTTTGTTGTAAGTTGTAACACCCGCTTTGATGTAATCTGGGCAGTTTTCATATGCGTATCTCACCCTTTGCATAATTTCCTGTGCACCGGTATACTTGTGTGCTGCGATAAGAATCGTACTGTCTGGCACAAACATAGCATACCAGAGTAAATAACCCGCTGCACTTGTTGATTTCCCTGATTGCCGCGGCATCAAACTGATACTAAATCTATAATTATGATATGTATTGATTAATCGTTTTTGATACCCATAAGGATGATATACCATACTACCTTTTGTAGGGTGTTGTATCATAAAGAAGTTATCCATGAAGTATAGATAACCAGTGTCTGGATCGCAGCACTTTATAAAGTCTTGTAATTCTTTATTGTTTTTGAATTTCGTCTTAGTATAGGGATTTTTTACAAGAGACGGTGCTGAGTTAGTTGTTGCCATAACTTATTTATCGCAATAACTACTAGTTTTTAGAAAATGGGTCTTCACCGGTAAGATGTGTTTTTGCAAACATTAATTTAAACCAGGCTTGATCACCAGGCTTGATGTTATGCTCACGCATATATTGTTGTTTCTTTTGTGCTAATTCATGTAATGGTGTATAAGAGTATTCACCAGTAACTTTACCAGACCCACTTAATATTTTTAAGTCATCCAATGAGATTTCCTTCTCAGGGAGAGTGGTGTCCTTGAGCTTAGAATAACCGTTTTGAAGTTTAGCTTGCTTGAATGGGTCAAACATAAAAAGATATTAGCTGTATCTATTCAATACAACATCAACATTACAGTTTGTACCAACATAAACTTTAACATTGCTAGAGTTTTTGTTGCTTACTGCGGTTGCTGTAACAGTTGTTAATGGCGTTACTGTCGCAACATATGTCGCACCTGCGGGTAACGGAGGACTAATAGTTAGTGTTGTGCCTGCTGTAACTGCTGCTTGGTTGGGTATTGCTACTACGCTTCTGTCAATAGTAGCATTACCAATAGCAGATAATACAGATGAATTAAATCCTGCACCACGTAAGTCTAATGCAACATAGCCGTTAGCAGTAATACCACTAGCAGCAGTTGTATCAAACTGTGCTTGACCTTGAACCACAGCGTATCCACGTGCTGATAATGGAAGTAAATTTGCTTTCACAAGATTAACTTTACCTAAAATGTGACCGTTACTGAAGTCAACAAAGTTAAATGCTGCGCCGCTTGTGTTTGGATCGGGGAATGTGAGTGAAATGTTTCCACCTACACCACCGACAATGCCATGTTGACCATACGCCAAGATGGTTGGGCAATAGTCACGTCCACTTACGTAGAATGTGCTTAGATTAGCACCAACTAATGTGCCGACTACTACGCTATCAACATCTTCCTGATAGATTGGATGACCGTTTAATGTAACATTACCAAACACGGCAGAACCTGCTGCTAATGTAATGTCATTGCGACCTAAACCATTACGCGGTAAGTTACCATCATATGTTACATTGAAGTCATGTGGATCGCTAGTGTTACCAATAGACAAACTAGTAGAACGGAACTGCCCCGGGTTGATAACGGTTAATGCACCACCTAAAATTTGTGAGTGATACATGTTTTGTGCCCCGACATTATTCAAATAAACTGTAGTATTTGCTTGCGTCTGTGAACCTTCAAAGTCAACAGTAGCAATATCAAATTCTTCAGCAATAAATGTATTAGGATAAACTACTCGGGTAGCATCCATATGTAGTGTATGATATGTACCAGTTGAGTCATCATTAACTAGTTCTATGTTTTGAATACAGAATTTATTTACTAATGCCCCGGAGACTGCTGCTGGATACCAATAGAAGGTGTGCCCTGCTGTAGCGTTTGTAATTGTGGTGTTCATCTCTGACCCACCATTAAAACAAATTCCATCTAAGTCTCGCATCACTATGTTTTCACTATATGTGCCCGGTGCTATATTAATAGTAGTGTTTGATGTTGCTGCATTAATTGCAGCTTGTATAGTTGTGAACGGCGCTACTATTGTACCGGTTGGGGTGTAGTAATCAGTGCGGCCACCATCAACGTAGAATGTACCGCCTGATTGAATATATCCACCACTACTTGCTCCGCTTAATAAGTTCAAGTTACCATTAGCATTAGCAACATAAACTTCAAATGTTTGCAAATCAACAACAATTTCCCCCGCTCTTGCATTACCATTATAGTTCTGAATGGTTTCTTGATTGTTGTCCTTCATGTCGGTACGTGAAATACCGGTCAAATCTGTATACGGTGGGGGTGGAAAAGCCATGATGAAATACCTTTATGTTGTAGTATTTATCATGGCTGAAATAAAGCCAAGATGCTTTATTTGATATCTAATGGTCGCTGTTTAGTAGCAACGATACAGTAAAACTTTTCTCTTAGTTTGGTTGACTTTTCAGGAAATTCTGCGTTAGTAACTTCAAGATCAAATTCAAAGTTTTCAAATCTATCAATGTTAAATCCGGTACGAACAATCAATGCTGCTAGTTGATTTTGTCCTAGAATACTGTAATGATTTAGATTTTCTTCGTGTTTTCTATCACAATCGGGTTGCGGAACTTCAATATAAATCTTGCCAAACTGCTTGAGAATACGATTATATTCCATTAAACTAAAGATAGGATATGGGCTATGCTCTAATGCATGACGCAAGAATATAAAATCTACTGATTCATCGTAGTAACCTTCACTTTGCGGAATGAAACTTAAATCATATTTTTTAATAGTATGACCCTTATCTTCACAGATTTTAATATCTCCGGGACTTAATGTTACACCAGTTAAATCAGTGTAACCACGTGACTTCATTTCATCTAAGAAGTAACCAGGACCACATCCCAAGTCTAGTATCTTGCTATCTTTCTTTAGATTTAATGGGTCTATGTATTGTTTGACAACTTGTTCAGTTAAACTCTTGTGCATTGGACTATCACCCTCATCATATATATGAGCAGTATATAGCCATTCATTGTAAAATTTTAATTTTATTAAATCTAGTGTTTTGTTAATATCTATTATCATTAAGAATCCTGTAATTTGTTATAATTACTTATTCTAGGATTATGTTACCGTTTATTTTCTTTTGTACCCTTTAAAGGGTTTTACTATACTTTGAGTGTTTGTAGACTTTAATTCTTCACTGTCTAAATCACCGCTATTTAAATCTATGTATGCTAACCCAGCAGCTTCATATGCTAATTTAAGCATATTTTGTTCTTCTTCGGTATAAGGATGTGCGGTGTTGTGTTTACCTACCCAACTTTCGGCAGGCATTTCTATTGGGTTTATTCCATCACTACTTGCTACAGCCATCATTAACCGATTCAAATCATATATTCTATCATAACTGTCTATTTTCTTTGAAAACACATTTAATCCAACCGTTGGTTGTTGTTGATGGGCAGATACTTTTCCCATTTTGCTCTCGGCTACAAATTCATTTGCTCTCATTTTGGATAACCTTTGAAAGGATTGACTGGGCTAACTATACCAGTATCACTTGTTTCTTCGCTCTTATCAGAGGTAACTAATTGTTTGCCACTAAGACCCATTTCACCTAAAGCATAATCAATATCTTTATCAATGCCTGGATTCATATATCCCGAAACAATTTGATTTTCTCCCCAAACTGAATCTTTATTTAGTTTAGGTATATCGCCATTGCGAGATGCTTTGGCGCCGGCTAATGCTATAGAGAATCTATATTGTAAATATGCATTTTGATTCTGTAACTCTGGTATTACCCAAGTAGATGGTAACGGATTAGCAATTCGTTGTGGCAAATTGCTTTGCTCTGTTATAAATTCTTTTGCTCTCATATTATTACTAGATTTTCAGTTTCTAAATTGAAATTATTTTCTGTGTCTACTATTAGAGGATCAACTGAGCCGTCAGTAAGCAAGTCCAATCCAGGAACAGGAACTCCTGTCCAAGTAATCTGTGCAGATATAAAGTGAAAGATTGTAGTGTCTATCAATGGATTAACTAGTATGCGAACATTTGATTCAAAAATATCCATGTCATAACCAGTTAAAACATTACCAAAAAATAATGTACTGTGTCCAGTCCACGTTAAATCACTGCCGTCATTAACTACAGATACATTTAATGTAATGTTTTCAGTGTCGGTTGAGGTGGTATCATTAGAGTTAATCTGAATAATGCCCTGTGTA